CATTCTCTTAGTGTATTGAACATATAAATCTTTTATTGTTTTTTCATTTGAAGTACAAACTAGAACATTGATAAAATATTTGTCAATCTTATCTAAAAATTTTTGATGTGATGCACCTGTCACAGTTCCATTTGTCCCACCTGTCATAGGTGTTCCCGCCGTTACAGCAAGTGTTGCGTCCGATTTAAAAATTACAAAGTCATTAGTTTTCAAATCTTGAGCAGCAGCTACAGTCTGAACATCTACTTTTTCTGAGTCAACAAAAGTAGTAACATCAAAAAGCGAAGTGTTATCAACATTAGCTTGGATTGATATCTTTATATCATTTCCTCTCTCTCCTGTATATCTCGCACTACCGAAAGCATTTGTTGCTTTAGCTCCACCTGTATTTAATTTATAAATATATCCAGTTTGAGTATATTTAAAGAAATCTCTTAATCCTTTTAATTTATCACTGTCATAGGAATGGCCAAAATACTTAGTAGAATATTCAATAAAATCTCCATTTTCTACTTTGAATATTTCTTCATCAATCCCCCAATCAAGTTCAACTCCAATCGCAGCATATCCTCTATCCGAAAATACAAGTTCAGCTCTTTCTTTACTTACAAAATTAATATACGTACCTGGTAAAACTTTATTTTGTACTAGCCAAGTACCGCCACCATAAGCCATTATTTAACCTCCCTACTTAAAAAATCTTCTAATTTTTTCTCAATTTCTGATAAAGTATATTCTTTATCATCTTCTAGTAAAACGTTTAATAAATCTGCTCTGTTTTTATATTTATCAGAACTTATAATCTGACTTTTTACAAATTTAGTTTCTTCTGATTTATTTTCAACATTTTCTTTTTTTATCTGTATCTTATTTTCAGTACTATTAATATCTGTCATACTAATCCTCCTTCAATCCATTATTTACATCTAGTTTTTTCATCTTAGGTTTTTCCTCGTCTAATTTATAAATAAACATTTCGTATGTAACGAAGAAATGCAATACTTTATCTTCTTCCCTAGAATTTCTATCAATTCCCCGAATAAGTGTACTATCATCAAGTTCAATATACTCAAGTACCGAATAAAGTTTATCTAACACCTCGAATATTTCTTCTGAACTTTTCTTCTTAGGAAAATATACAATATCGAACAAATAACTTCTCAAATACCTATTTCCAATAATCTGCTTTTCACCAGGATTCAATAAGTCGATAAAAAAGCAAGGCTCTTCAAAACCTTGCTCAAGTTCTTCTTTGTGAATATCTATTCCATTAAAACTTTTTGAAAGTTTTAATCCGATTCCATTTACAATTTCATTTAACATCTATCCTCCTAACTTTTTAAGCCATTCGGTAATCTTCTTCTCAATAACAGCCGGAGCTTGCCTTTTTAATTCATCTTCAGAAATAGTAAGCATAAACTTACCTTTTACCCAAGACTTTTTTAATCTCTTCCCAATAGCAGGAACAAATCTTCCTGGAGTTTGTCTATGTCCAAATTCAACATAGCTTGCGTATTCTGTAGAGTTTGAAACTTCTATTTCATAATTACCGCCATTTTTTCTCACATCGGAAACAGTCCAATTTCTTCTTAAAGTTCCACCTTGACCACCATAGGTTTTAGAGATTGTTTTACCATCTTTTTTATATGAAACGGTCTTAGTTTTCAAAACTCTGGCTTTACCCTTTTTATCATAGATAGTATCGCCTTTTTTTATACCTTTTTTCTTATTATTTCTCTTGTAAGTAGCAACTCCAAAATTAGGAGAACTTACAGGAGTTCTTTTAATTACTTTACGTAACAATCTCGCAGCCAGTTCTTTTATAGTATCAATCATCAACTGCTCTTTTTCCTTTTCCATATTCTCAATTGTTTTTTGAAACTCTTTCAGACCATCAAACTGTACTTTTATTTTTGAACTTGCCATTATGCTTTCTCCTGCTCTAATTCAAGTATAATCTCCTGATGATTAGTGTACATTGCAGAAATTCCACTGTGTTTATATGTTCTTGTCACATTGTTTTGAGTTACTTCAATCATACTCCCTGGAGGAATATAAACTTCAGGGGAAACGAAAAGAGTGACAACTTGAGACACATTCGCTCCCAATTCCGTTTGGTCTGCTTGGTTAACATTTTCAAAACTTAAATGACAAGGTTCATCTTTATATATTTCTATTTTTTCAGAGGTCACTATACCATACTTATTTTTAGACTTCTCATTTTTATAAACCGTGCATAGCCCACTCCACATAGACTTTATTGCATCTTTTGCACTTTTTAAAATATCACTTACCATACCAGCCTCCTAAATCTTAGTATTTCTTCTTCTCCATAAGTTAAAAGATTCGTTAAATATACTTCAAATTTATCTCCTGTGCTTTTAGTATCATCGAAAACTACTTTAGTTTTTCCTTCACTTATCTCTTTCGCTATACGGTTAAAATTCAATCCTAGTATATTAAGCTGATTTAATTTTAATTTGAAATCAAGAAACTCTGCCGCACTTCTATTTATCCAGACATATTTTAATCCTTCGGGAACTTTCTTTTGGTTAGTTTTATTACAGATGTAATACTTTACTGTCTGAATGGAATTGTCTAATAAAAATAAGTCACCATCTACAACTTCGTAACCCAGCGACTTTAAATATTTTTCTACATCTTCCTTGATGTCTATGATATAATCCATGGCTACCACCTATTTTTTAGTTTTCTTAGTTTTTTCTTCAGAATCAATGCTTTCTTCATCTACTTTGTATCCGTGATCCTTAAACCACTCAATCAAATACAGGTTATCTGTTTCTCCAACCCCATTTACAAAAGTTACTCCAGCACTACTTCCTGAATAGTTTTCATTTGGTGCGTATATTTTAACAGCCATACAAAATCCTCCTATTTAACCTTGATTTTTCTGAAAATTCCTGCAGCTTTCGTAGCTTTTAATGCAACTGCCGCAACCATTTCCACTTCACCTGTTTTTACTGCACCAGCCGTTTTATAGTCAGGTAACCACGATTTGATTAAAGCGTTTCCTGTAGGTGCAACTCCGTGAAATCCATCCATACCAAATCTTACAGCGTATAAAGAAGTTTCCCCTTGTCCATTTATTGTTGAAACTGGGTCATTAGTTCCTGCTTTAGTTCCCAAGTCAACAAACGGAATTACTCCGTATCTTTCAACCTGCTGTCCAAATTCATTCATTGTAACAGTGTATTGGGCTGAACGTCTTGCACAGGCTCTTAATCTGGCAATCAGTTTTGTGTTCCCAGCTAACATTGATGGTGTTCCATCTAGCCCCATTAAAAACTCGTCTAACAAGTCTAAAAACAGTTTGTAGTTTGTGTCTACCGCTGCTGAGTCTGATAAGTCAATTGCTGCTGTTGGTATAAATTCAGTTGTACTTCCTGTAACTGCTTTTTCTAATCCGTCAAACGCTTTCGCATTTACTCCTGAATCCCCATTGATAACCGTGTCATTAAATAACGCTGATGCCGCTTTAATTTTTTGAGTCATTTGCAATTGAACTTCTGAAACAATTCCACCCATATCTGCAATAATTCTATCAATCTGGAATGATCCCCCAAAGATTTTCAAGTCTACATTATGTCTCTCTTTAGAAACTTCCGCAGGTGTGTACTCCTGATTGACTTCCCTGAAGTCAGCAGTTGGTTGAGTTTTCAACCTTGTATAACCATAAGTCATTGTAGTTCCTCCACCAGTAGGCGAAACCACGTTGTCAAATGGTATGTTACTCATAATAAAATTACTTTTTGCAAATTCATCGATTACTCCAATCTGCAAATCATCCTGTACGTTCTTTTTAGCTTCTGCTAATGTTATTGGCATATAAGCCACCTCCTATTATTCATTTTTATTTACCATCAGTCTTGCCATTATGGCGTCTCCTAATGATTTTGTTTGGTTTGCACCTTCTGTACCTGTATTCCCTTCTCCAGGTTTAACTCCTGAAAAGTTAGGCTCCTTCGGTTTTGATTCCGCTGTTTTAAATAACATTTTGCTGTCTTCAGCAGTTTTCAAAGCTTCTATCTGTTCATTAATACCAATCAGAACTTCTCCATCCAGTTTAATTCTACCCATGTCAAGTAAAGCCTTAACTGCTTTAATATTAATCGCATTTGAACTCAGCAAAGTGTTGTCGATTGCACTTTCCAGTTTAAATTTAGCAAGTTCAGCGTCAAAATTATCTTTTGCAGCTTTATTATCCTTTTGCAAGTTCTCAATAGTCTGCTTCATTGTTTCCAAATCCCCTGAACTATTCTTTAAATTTTCAAGCTGCACATCTCTGTCCTTTAAATCTTTTTCCAGCTGTTTTTTTGTATTATTCACTTCATCAAATCTTGATTTTGGAATAAATCCTTTCAACTGTTCCGCATTTGCTGACAGCACTTTTTCTGCCTGTTCTTTTGACAGACCTAATTTCAACAAATCTTCTTTGTTCATAATCTATTCACTCCTATTCATTTTTTACGTTGTATGCCAACGAGATTAGATTTATACTAAATCCCATTTAAAAAATAGAAATTATATTTTATTTATTTTTTTATGGCAAAGGATCAAGACCTCTTGTTAAATAGATTTTATAATAAATCTATTGCTTTAATGGGAAATAGTATTAGATTTGTTCTTTTACGCCTGCAAATCTTAAAAGGCGAAAATAAAAAATCACGACTAAATTAATAATCGTGATTAGTTTTTTTTCTTTATTGATTGTCTTCCTTGTACATTTCCCACAAATCTGAAAGTTTAAAATCTAAATCTTTTTCTTCTTTTAGAACTTTTTTCATAAACTCAAAAAATTCTTTGTGAAGCTCAATTTCCTCTTTCGTAAAAGGTCCATCAAGCCCTCTCCACCCCATTTTGTCTCTTTTTCTCTGATACTCTTTT